TAATCATTAAAACAAGAAAAGGCGGTTACACAAAGATTTATGCTAACGGAAAATGGCAGAAAAAGGTATACAACATAGACTTTCATGCAGACTGTGTTGGAAATGGCATAAATACTGTATGTGTGTTTGATAGATACAAGACGGACAAGAATGGAGTCACAATTTATAACGGAGAAAACAAGGAATTTGAGGCAGAACACTGTACAGCAAGAATTTAAAAATTATTACCGGCTAACAAACGGAGTTAGTCGCTAACCAACAAAAATTATTGGCAGAGGTCTTAAGGCACTTCTGCTTTTTTGCGGAGGTGCTTTTCTTTTGGCAAGTTCAAGCCTAATTTCCACAGTAAATGGATATAAAAATTACATACAGGTGCATGGCGTTGATGAACAGGTTATGGATGCCATGGCAGAAGCGGCAAGGGTAGCCATTCTGACAGAAAATGATGTTGAGTATGGATTAAAGGTTTCTGCCAGAGCGAAAGAACTGACGGAGCAGTTTATTTTTCAATCTACAGGTGGCACACCATGGGATTTAGAAAAATATTCATTCCAAAACAAGGTATCTTATGAAATTCTGGACAAATATTACGGAATTTTGCTTCTTGAAGCGCAAAACAAAGTTGTGGATAGTGCTTTCCAGTATTTGGAAAAGAAAAGAGATCCTAAAGAACGGTTTTATATGCCAAGAAGAAAGCAATTTCTCAAAATAGGGCTTACACAGGCTTTACAAGGCATGATTGATGATAAATATGACATTCTTTGCGTGTCTCTTGTTCCGGGAGCAGGCAAAACAACGGTTGAAAAAATGTTTCACGCACTTGTTGCCGGATGGTTTCCGAGAGATTTCAGCCTTTTTTATTCGCACAGCGGAGATATTACCAGAATGTACTATGACGGTGTGTACGATATCGTTACAAATACGGAAGAATATACATGGAATGAAATTTTTCCAGATCTTTCCGTGACGAGCACAAACGCAAAGATGGAGCAATTTAATGTCGGGAAGTACAAATCGTTTCCATCCGTACAATGTACGTCTGTTGGTAGTAAGAATGCAGGTAAAGTAAGGGCTTCTAAGTTTTTACTGGTTGACGATATGATCGGCGGCATTGAAGAAGCAATGAATCCTATTACTCTTGATAAATTGTGGGATAAATACGCTGTAGATGCTCGTCAGAGAAAGATACAGGACACGGATGGTAAGAACTGCAAGGAAATACATATTGCGACCAGATGGAGTGTACACGACGTCATAGGGCGTATCCAGAATATGTACGAGGGAAATCCAAGGGTAAAGGTTATTGCGGTACCAGATGTGGATTCTAAAACAGGAGAAAGTAACTTTGACTATGAGTTTTCTGGGTTTACAAAAGAATTTTTCGAAGATCAGCAATTATTGATGGACGACATATCATATAGATGCCTTTACAAACAGGAACCGATTGAGCGTGAGGGATTGCTGTTTCCGGAAGATAAAATACGTCGGTATCTTAATTTGCCGCATGGAGAGCCGGAGATTGTAACCGGTCAGTGCGATACAAAGGGAAAGGGAACAGACTATTTTGTTCTGCCTGTATTGCAAAAATACGGAGAAGATT